CGCTAGAACCCAAGAGTTTGTAAGAACTCCAACGGGCAAGGCGGTAGTTGAGAGAGCGTTGTATGAATATAGAGAGGGGATTACAGAACTCCAATCTATGGCTCTAAAACAGTGGTCTGGGAATTCGGAAGAAGAACTCAGGCATTATCGAAAAATTGCTTTAAACCTCGCTACCCCCCTATCAGTTCTTAAATGGTTGGATGCGATTATTAATGATGGTGAGACTGCAAGTAAATTGGCAAGGTATAAAGATCAATAAACTTGGAGAAAGAAATGAACGCTACCCAAAAGGATGCGGAAGAAGTTGTAGAAGAAGTTGTAGAAGAAGTTGTAGAAGAAACTCCTGAAGAGTACGTTGACCGATCAGTACAAAGGCCACGCGATGAGATGCTTGAACGTATCGTGCGTGAGCGAGAGTCAGAGTTTTCTGATGAAGGCTTTGAAGAGGTCGAAGAGGAAGAAGAGGAGGAAGAAGAAGTTGTCGTTGAGGCGGAGCCAGAGGAATCACCACCAGTCTGGAAACAAGATGGCGTGTGGGTTACTCAGGTTAAGGTAAACGGGCAAGACGTAATTGTTCCGTTTGAAGGCCTTAAGTCTTCTCATCAAAAGGACGCGGCTTCTAATCAAAGATTTCAGCAAGCGGCAGAGCGGGAACGCATGCTTGCTCAACGTGAGGCCCAGTTACAGGAATATGTAAGAAGCCTCCAAGAGAAAGAATCTGCTCCATCCCAAAAGGACGAGCCAGAGAAAGGTGATACAGACTATCGTAAAACGGTGGAAGAGTATCATCAAGCGTTGTATGAAGATGATGCGGAAAAAGCCGCACAACTGTTACAGACCTTGACAGGGCGCAATCAGGCTACCCTAAACATAGATGAGGCTGTAGATCGGGCCGTTAGTCAGGCCTTTGCTCGCAGACAAGCCGAACAAGCCAAAGCACAGCAACTAGCATACGAGCAGGAGATTCGTGATGCTGTTTATTGGTTTGAACAGGAGTACTCTGAGATTGCTCAGAATCCTGATCTTCGGGCTATCGCAGATAATCGAACGGTTACCCTAATGAAGGAGAATCCTAATTGGGCACCAAGTCAGATTATTCAAGCGGCGGCTGAGTATGCGAGAGAATGGGCGAGTAGTAATCTTACATCCGCTCAACCCAATAATGGGAGAACGGAGCGTAAGAAGAAAATTGTCCCGCAACCTAAATCTGCTCGAAAGTCTGCGAAGATTTCTGAAGATGAGCCTGAAGCCAAAACTCCAGAGCAAGTCATCAGTGAGATGCGTCAGGCCAGAGGGCAACTTTAATCAATAACTTAAGGAGAAAAAAATGGCAGGACAAGTTTGGTCTGTCAACACCTCCGGTGGTTATATGTACGCGCTCAACCTCAGTCGTGAACTGCGGATGGCCGTACAGCCGATTGTCAAGTTCCGTCAGTTCTGTGACATTAAAGATGCCGCCCATCAAGGGTTGCATCGCGGCGATACCTTCCACTGGAACGTGTTTAGTGATGTTGCTACTCAGGGTACTACCCTGACCGAGACGAGCACTATTCCTGAGACTTCTTTCACGATCTCTCAGGGCACGATGACTATCACGGAAGCAGGTAACTCTGTTCCTTACACGGGTAAGTTGGATGACCTGAGTGAGCAACCGATCCGTGAAATCGTTCGTAAAGTGCTCAAAAACGATGCCAAGAAGTCGTTCGACAATCTTGCGGCTGATCAGTTCGACGCGGCGGCTCTGCGCGTTGTTCCGACTAACGGCACGAGCACGACCTCTCTTGATTTGACCACCAACGGAACGGCTACGGAAACAAACAACATTGCTCTGGGTAAAGAGCATGTTAAGTTGATCGTAGACACCATGAAAGAGCGTAACATCCCGGCTTACTCCGGCGATGACTACTACGCGATTGCATGGCCTTCTACCTTCCGCACCCTCAAGAACGATCTGGAGTCGATCAAGCAGTACATTGATCAAGGCTTCCAGATGATCATGAACGGTGAGGTTGGTCGTTACGAAGGTGTTCGATTCATCGAGCAAACTCACATTGATAAAGGCTACATTGGTTCTACGTTGGCTGATGCCACTTGGACCAACGCCAAGTCTGATTGGTGTGTGTTCTTTGGTGAGGATACCGTTGCAGAAGCCATTGCTGTTCCTGAAGAAATTCGCGGAAAAATTCCGGGTGACTTCGGGCGCGACCGTGGTATTGCGTGGTATTACCTTGGCGGCTTCGGCCTTGTTCACACTCAAGCGGCCCAGTCACGTGTTGTGATTTGGGACAGCGCGGCTTAAGGAGGTAGATAGTTATGAGTTACAGCGATCCTCGTCCTTACTGCTATTCGTTTGGTGCGATTGATTTCGGTGCAGGCGGCGATGCTATTGTCATCTCTGGCCCGAAAGGCAAGAAGGGTTCTCTGAAAGAGATCCTTGTTTCTGCCACCGAAACTTTCACGGACACCACCACTGAAGGTGCGGTCAAAGTAGGTTCTTCTGCGGCAGGCGCGCAGTACGCTAACATGGGTCTTGGCACTCTTGCCGATGGCGCAGATCAGCGTATGAGCGACACTGCGGCTGACCTTGTTTTGGACGCCCTTCCTGCTGACACCGACGTTCATGTGACGTTCGTTGCCCCTACTGGCGGTACGCCTGCCGGTATTGGCTTCGTGCAGATCATGATCGAATGGTACTAGGAGGAAATATGTACGGAAGCAAAGGCGGTCACAAAGACACCGCAAGTGGCAAGATGCCTGACAACGGTCTTTCTGAAAAAGAGCGCGACAACTCCACTCCCGCTAATCTCGGGATGGATAGCCGTGGTCCGAACCAGATGCCGATGGGTGTTGCCAAAGGTAAAGTATCCACTGATCGTGGTTCTTTCAACATGCGGTAAATGAATCGGGGGGCGCAAGCCCCCCTTTTCTATTGGAGGTTATATGGATTACGAAGACAAGAAGATGGACAAAGATGCTTCTCAGTGCGGCTACGTCAACATGGATCAGCCGAACGAGTGGAGCACCGAGCGCAACCAACGTAACAATAATGCGCGTGTAGGTAACAGACCAGAAGTTATTTTAATTGAGAATTCTTCGATCTTTGGCGCTGTTCGCATGCCAATGGACTGATGAACAAAATAGATTGGGATAAACCATACAGCGAGATTGTCGGAGTTATCGAAGATAAACCCGGCGCTAAATACAGCCAGAACAATAACTACTATAAGGCTAACGGCGATTTAATTTCTTTTAGTAAAGACATAGATAAGTCATGGGTTGAAAGCCAGAAAGGTCTATCAGGTAGGAACAACCTTATTAATAAAGCAAAGTCTTTTGGCTTAGAAGTACTTACGACAGACAGCATTATTGAACTAAAAGAGAAACTAATAAGCCGTTTATGAAAAAAATAATTGTGCCTTTTAAGGAGGTAGAGGATTACTCCTTAGAAGACTTTGGGGGAAAACGTGCTAATAAAACCGTTTGCATTGTCCGTTACGGTGCATTTGGAGACATTATCCAAGCGTCTTCTTTATTCCCAATGTTTAAGAAAGAAGGATACAGGGTATGTGTGAACGTATCCGAAGCGGGAGAAAAACTTCTTAAATGCAATCCTCATGTAGATGAGTTAATAGTCCAGAAGAGTGGGCAGATTTGCAATACCAGACTGGATGACTATTGGGCTGTTATGTCTCAATGCTTTGATAAGTTTGTTCAGTTATCCGAATCTATTGAGCGCACTTTACTTCTTTCGCCTGAAAGGATTGTTGAATCCAAGGGCGAAAAATATAGGGTGGCGGCAAGCGAAGGATACCACTTATCTAAAGAAGAGATACATGAGCGGTGCAACGTTAACTATATAGAGCACACTCACAAACTTGCGGGAGTTCCGTTCGAGCACAATCCCGTGTACTACCCGTCCAGTTCAGAAAAGGAATGGGCAAAAAACGCTAGGCGCAAAATTAAAACAAAGCACGTGGTAATGGTTACTTTGTCTGGCTCCTCAGTACATAAAGTGTGGCCTTGGACTGACGCAATGATGGCATCTATTCTTAAACTAAGGAAGGATGTCTCATTCGTTACTGTTGGTGATCAGGTGTGCCAGATCCTAGAGGTTGGTTGGGAGAAGGAGCCAAGAGTAATTACTCGATCTGGGTTGTGGTCTATCGGGAAAACATTGGCCTTTATAGATCATTGCTCTGCTGTTGTCGGGC